CCAGAACGTAAACTCTCCTGTTGATTGACGGTCGTAGAATCCCCACCCGTCGTTCCACTGGTTACTTGTAGACTTTGCGACAGGGGTACTCCACTCGTTCGTCGTGGCGTCGTCAAGCCGTGCCCAGAATTCAACCGAGAACGCTGCCTGGGCAAAGTCTGCGTGATGGGGCACGCTGACGTGTGCGTCACTTACGGCCGGGCCAAATCCCATGCCGTACCCGTTACCAGTTGCGGATGCGCTGTGAAAAGTCGGCGTACCGACGAAGGACCCGTGGTGAGCCGCGTCCGTACTGTCGGCCGCGCCCGCAACGGCGGTGTACTTCAATTTCATGCTCAACCGCTCGGTCGGCGTCGTACCGTCAATGAACGCTTGATAGGGGTAGTCCGCCTGTCGGTCTGGAGCAATGCGCGCGCGTAATTCGTGAAGGCGAAACGCCTCGGGCATACCCGGCGTGTGACAGTACGTGTACTTAATCTTCACGGTGAGTCTGTGGATGTGCGCTTCGTGTTCCGCAACGAACTCGTACGGCACACCCACGCGAGAACACCACTTCGACCCGTCACCCCATACCGGACCCGAACCCCATGTCGCGCAGCCAGGACCGCCCTGTACGGGACAGCCCGACTCTCCGCCAGGGGGTCCTTCGCCTGGATTCCCAAATCTGCGCGCAAGGAGTTCAAGGTTCAGCATTAGTTTGTGACCGCCTGTAGGGGAATGTTTTCTGCCAATGCGCCGTCTGTGTCAATGATGTCTACGGTCGCGCGCCCCGTATAGCTGTTGGCGTCTACGTGAATGGCCTGTAAGTACTTTTCTTTTGACGGAGAGCCCAGTCCCAAGAACGGAGGAATGTACTCCATGGACACAGGAATGTCGCTCGCGCCGATGGCGTCGATGTACCGACCGTTGACGCGCATGGTATACACGAAGGCTTCCGCGCCGGGATTTCCTTCGCCTCCGTACAGCGTACTCTCGCCCTGTTGGTTCGCATTCCAGACTCGTCCAATGGACTGCCCCAACATAGGGCCATACCACACAGGACCTCGGTCTGGATGCTCCATCAGACTCCGCATGTCCATCCAAAACTGGACCGTCGCGTATTGGTTGCTGTACACGGGAATGCCGATCATGAGAATGCGTTCATGGTACGAGATCCAGACTTGGTCTAGTGCCGCGAAATTAACATTGTTGAGGCCCAGCGTTGCAACCGTGGACTGCAACTTATCGCCGACATACCGACCAACCACGCCACCGTCAGGAATCCAAAAGATATTCGCGTCAGATGTAAACCAAAACGTACCCACGCCTGGAACCGTGCAGAGCGAGTACGGCGAGGACGTGCCGACCGTTCCGTCAATGAGCTTGATACTGGCGTCGTTGTCAACCGGCTCTGCCAACTCCGTGACATCGTCGCCATAGTTCGTTCCGTTAATGAGGTAGTAGGCACGACCTTGGAGAGCAATCGCGCCGTCCAAGATCGTGTCTGCTGTCTTGAGTGTCGTTGGATGCAGCGCCGTGAAGGGTCCTTGCTGACTCGGGCGAAGGGTCGCCCAGCTACTGTTGCGACTCCACACGGTATCTGATCGAGGATCTGTACGCTCAATGCCGTCGTTCGTGATGCCCAGCAGCCGGTCTCGTACCGGCACAGCGGCCGTACGGAGGATGGGGATGTTTGTCCCAGACAGAGTCGCGTACGTAGTTCCATCATAGTACGACAGTGCGTTCGTCGCGTTCGCGATGTACGCCCGCTCCTTGATCGACCACGTAGACATGAATACGTTCTTGTTCGCACTCAGACCGGAAGTCAGCACCGTCTCAACACCGGCACCAGACAGCACGCTCAACCGATTGTTGTACGCAATGAGGTTCTTCTTCTGGGGAGCGGCTGCTCCACCGAAGTAAAACATGTGTCCGCCCTTAATCGCATACGGACCCAGCGAGGTCGAGTTCACCCGCTGGTTCGAGCGTCGAAGGCGGACACTCCCGAAGAACTCGCAGTTCTGCATCAGCCGCGACTCCCCCGGCTTGAGGTTCTCGTCGCTGGAGCGCAGATTGATGCCAAGTTCTGGATCAGCCCATGTAGCACTACTCTCGGCGACTTGATTGCGTAAAGCCATGAGTTAGGTATCCGTGTACGTACCGTCAACGATGTTGCACGCCGTACTCGCGTACTCGGCAAGCATCTGGTTATAGATCTGCGTCTCAGTGTTGCGCCGGTCTTCGTCGAAGCGTGTCATCACTCGAATGCCAATGCCCTGGAAGTACAGCGCGTTCCATTCTCGGAGATGCCGGAGGAACACCGCGCCAGCATCGTCCAACCTGTCTAGCGCAGCCCAGTACTCCCACTCCATGATGTACACGCGATCCGGTGCCTTGTCGAAGACTCCCGTACGACCGCGCATAATCATCTGCCTTGGACGAGTCAACTCGTACGACTGCTCCCATGCGTTCATGTGGTAAGAGGTACGCTTCTTGACTTCCCACCGCATGGCTTCGATCATGTACGGCGTTGCTGCCGCAAAGGCGGTGCCGTCTACGGTCGTCAGACCAGCGACCTTCGTCGTGTTGTTATAGGTCAGGATCTGACCCTTGCCCGTGACACCCGCAGTCGTGTTGTGGACATACCGGCCGCGCATCTCAATGCCTGCGTTGTCGAATCCTGCCGCGAGTGTGACTGAGGAAGACGAGCCCGCCTGCGCGGTGCCCGTCCATCCCGTTTCGTCTCGTGTATCGATGAGGTTGATGCTGGAAATTTCTTCTGCATCGACCGGCCAGTCATATTTCGACAGACCGATCTGTGTCGGCACCGTGGTCTGCGTCAGCAGCGAAGGATGACACGGCGCGACACGGTGCAAGTCCGACTTGACCGCCGCCATGTACAGCGTCAGCCCGTCCGTAATCTGCGCCGAAGTGGGAACGGTACGTCCGCCCCACTTCAGCGCTTCGGTGACAATCTGTGTCAACGTCAAGTTACTCGGAACAGCCATGCTATCCTCTTTAATCTCCAATCAACATAATCAGGTCCGCGAGACGCCGTCCCATAATGGCGGCACCACCGTTGACCGTCTGTAACGGATGCACACCATCGCCCACGTCCCACGCCGCTTTCAGGTCGCCGCTGCCGTTGTTGGCATCGGCATAGAGGTCGTAGACGGGGTACCCCAACGTTTTAAGCCAAGCGTTGTAGGCGTCCATCACCGTCTGCTGCCCAGCACTCGCCGCGTTGTAGGGCGGCACGGTGACCAGAATTGGATACATGCCGTAGGCCTCAATCTCCGCAATCTGTGCGAGCCGTGCGGTCTGCATCTCCGCGAGCGTTTTATTTTGGACAATATCGTTCGTGCCTCCGTGCGCGACGCAGAGGGTATAGGGGGCGGCCCCCGCAATCTTGGCGTTCCGCGCTACCCCACTCGCCACCTGCGCCGTGATCTGGTCAATGCGGTGCCCGGAGGCCCCGTAGGCGTTCACTGCCACGGGCGCATTCCCTAGGGCCCGACGTGTTTGCCAGGGAAAATCCCCAAAATTGAGTGAGGTCCAAATCTCGTTCGCCCAACTGTCGCCCAACATGAGCACCGCCGAGCGTGTCGGGATGGCGTACACCTCCCCCACGGTGGGAGCTTGCACGGCCCCACTGACCACGGACGTGGAGTAGCTGTAGGGGAATACCCGTTGTTCGCCAGGGTACACATATTCTGAGGGGTAGGCGCGATCAGCCGGAATGCGCTCGACCATCACATTTGAAAATCGCATGGTGCCGGTCGCGCCGTTGTTTGCGGCCACTCCCACCCCAAGCCGCACCAGCGCGGTCGCGTTGCTGGTCGCTGTGATAATGAGCGCGTTCCGCCCCAGCGCCGCATTGTTAATCGAGGTCGTGCCTGACCACGTTCCCGCGCCCATCGAACAGTTCCCGGCCCCGCCGTGCGTCCCGCTTTTACTATCCACCGTAAACGATATGGCGTATTTCTCTCCGATGCGCGCATCGAAGATACACGAGGCCCACACACGTTCCGGGCCTCCGGCGGTGGCCGTCACCTCGAACCACTGCCCCCCGTCCACGTTGTAGCCCCATGTCACATTGGCGGTATCGGTCGGAAAATCTCCCCACGAGGACAGGGCGTTTTTGTAGTACCGCTCAAACCCGTAGTTGAGCGGGTTGAGCCCGACGAGCAGATTTTCAACCCGGCGCGGAGCCGTGCGTAACGAGACAACCGGCCGGGGCGAGACGTTCAAATATAGACTGGGCAATGCCAAGCTCGCGTGTCTCATGCAGGTCTCCAGAAGGCCGTCACCTTGTCGTCATCACCCGCCGTGCTGCAAGTGATTGTCAACGCGCCAGCCGCGTTCTTTGCGCCGAAGAAGTTGACAAACCCAACGGTTGCCGCAGGTAACGTGATCGACTTCGCCGCGCCTGTCTCGTCCGCAAAGCCGGTAATAACACACGTACCGGCCAACGCGGTGTGGATGTACAGCCCCATGAAGTGCGCGTCGTTCGCGACTCCGCCGCCCAGCGTGACCGCCGAAGTCGTAGAGATAACCGTCGCGTTCGCTTCTTGTCGCACGACTTGATAGCTCTCCGTCAGACTCTCGATGCGCCTCTCACCGGCCAAGGCGACAAGTAGCTGCCGGAGATCTATGCGCATATAGGCGCGGGGGGTTTCCCCCCCAGCCAGCGTATATGCTTGTTTACCAGACTGACCATTTACCTCTGTCTCAGCCATATGTCTCCTATGT